CTCGTGTCGGACGCCCTCGACGACCGCCGCATCGGCGTACGCGCCGCGCAGCACCGAGGCCGCCTCGAACGGGTCGAACCGCTGCCGGGAGACCGTGCCGTCGAGCAGTGTGCGCGACCACGAGGGGGCACACCGGAACCCGACCGACAGCTCCCGGTAGACCCCGTCCCGGATCAACTCGATCAGCTCGTCCCCGGTGGCCGTCTTGCTGATCCGCCACTCCCCATAGAGCCCGGCCGCGTCGTCGCGCAGGAGTTGCGTCCGTCCACACGCGACACCGCCCTGGCGGACGTGCTCGCGGGCGAAGTGCATCCGGTACGCGGGCAGCCCGCCCGGCGCCCGGCCGCGCTCCCCGGCTTGGATCACGTGATCGGCCGAGCCCCGCTCGAACTGCTCGACGAGCTGATCATCGATGCGCTGCGGGTGGTTCCACGGGACCAAGATCCCGTACACCGTGCGGCCGTCGGACCCGCCCGCCTCGGCCCGCATCATCTCCAGCTCTGCGCCCTCGACGCGGTGGAACACTTCCTCGATCATCGGCATCCCCGTACCTCCCCCTTTATGCGACGTGCACGATCAGGCCAAGGCGAATGAGAATGGCCACCGCCAGCCATATGATGAGCAGGACGCCCGCAATGGCGCACATCCATAACGCGACCGCGCGGGCCATGGCCTCATTCCTTGTCTGCGGCTCACCTACCGCGTAAATCGTCGGCAGCACCCCGATATAGATGGCGATGAACAGTGCGATATCGGTCAGCGCCTCTAGTGCCGCCTCTTGGTTCACCCGTCCACGTCCCCGTGCCCGGCCGCCAGCCCGGGCACGTCCCCGGGCTCGCGCACGTGATCGCCCCGGCGGCGCGCCCGTCGAGCCCGCCGGGCAGCCCGGCGGGCTCGCTTGACGTCGCGCCAGTGCCGCCGCTGGATGCCCTGTGCCCATCCGGCCGCCACCGCCGCGAGCGCCAGCAGCTCGCGGTAGAGCACGGTCCCCTCGTCGGTCTGCGTGATCTTGTCGAACCGGTCGGACAAGATCGCGAACTTCCGCGGGTCCGGCATGTCGGGATTGAGCGTGGTCGAGCGCCAGCCGCCCGGCCCCGTCATGTCGAGCATCGCCCGGCCGAGATCCCGCCGGGTGGTCCGGGTGAGCGTCGTGCGGATCACCCGGGCGGCCCGCAGCCCGGCGGGCTGGCGCTCGTGCGGGATCTCCCGCTCAGCGGGATCCGGCAGCTCAGCCGCCGGGTCCGGCCCGCCCGGCGCGAGATCGGCCCCCGACGTTGACAGTGCTCTGTCAACGCGCGCCGCGCCGTACAGCTCGTGTTCCTCGCCCACTGCCACCGCCCACCTCTCCAAGATCGTTGCCCACGCCGTGATCATGCCCTCCCAGAACGCCAGGCCGAACCAATCCGGCGCTACCCTTTGCCTACCGGATTCTTGCCCTTCCGATCCCCGGGCCAATAGCCGAAATGGTCGTGGAACCATTGCGAAGCAATCCGCTTCGCCTTCTCCGGATTCCCCACGTGCTTGAGGATATGGTGATACAGCGCCGTCCAGGGGTGCGGCTTGGTCGCCCATTTCGCTAGCCCCTCTTTCGACAGCCAATATTTCTTGAGATTGTTTCCCGCGTCCCCCGGGTGCAGATCCGCGCGTAACTGTTCGTCGGAGAACGGTCCACGCGGCGCATCGGCATCGGTGAGCGGGGCCCGGTAGTAGTCGGCCGTCATCGCTGCCCCCTTTTCGGTGCGATCGACTGTGCCCACGCGGCGCACAGCGCCATGAGCCGGATCAGTTCGCTGTAAATCAATTCCGGAGCCGGGGCCTGACCGGCCAGGGTGTCCCCGATATTGCCGGTCTGGCGGGTGAGCTGCACGAATTTCTCGTGATCGGACATGTCTTCATCGAGCACGGTTTGCTCCGCGCCGACCGCGGCAATCCGCCGATTCACCTCCTGGTGCATCGCCTTGATCGTCTTCTTCTTGATCGCGCTCTTGCGCTTGCGCTTGGCCTTGGGGGTGCGCTGTACCGCCCGCGCGTCATCGGGATAGTCCGGCTCGTGCATGGCCGAGGGGGGTAGATCCGTCCCGGCCCGCTCGGCCGTGGCCGAGGCCGGGGCCATGGCACGCTCCGGTGGGTCGAGCTTCCGGGCCAGCTTCTTCTTGATCTTGCGCTTCGCCTTCTTCGCCTTCTTGCCCAAGATGGCCACTCCCTCACGACCTCACTGGTGTCGGCTTCGCTGCCTTGGGCCGCTGTCCGGCCCCGTGCGAGGGCCCCTGCATGCCCGTGCGGCCCGGCTGGCGCGCACCCCGCGGGGGCCCGCCCGGGACGCCAGTGGCCGATCCGCTGCCGCCGGGGGGACCCGCGGGCTCGTGACTGGTGACCTCGGTCGGCAGCGCCTCGATCTTCTGTTCCTCGGTGAGCGGCTTGCGGCGCTCCAGGGCGCGCACCTCGTCACGGGTCATGAACCCGTTGCGGATGGCGATCTCGTAGCACTGGAACCGGGTGAGCGTGTCGGATTGCAGCTCCGCGTTGCGGTTGGCCTCGACCCACCGGCCACGCGGCCGGATGGCGGTGAGCGCCTGCTCGAACCGAGCGAGCCAACCCCCCGCGGAATGGCGCAGGAAGTCGATACCCTTTTGCTCGATGTTCTGATACGTCCCGGACACCTGTCCTGCGTTTAACCACTCAGCATCCATTCCGAACATGTTGGCGATCTCCACCAGGGAGAACTTCCGGGCCTCCAACAACTGCGTTTCGGTCGGATTCCAGGCCAACGGCTTGGCCTCGACGAGTGCGTTGGTCACCATTGGGGACCGCACCCGCTGCGTTTCGATCGCCTTGGATTTCAATTCCGCCGCCTGGCCGGAGTCGAAATCCGGGTCGAATGACCGGATGTGCATCGTCGGGACGCCCGCCTCGGACACGTTGGCCGCCTGCCCGGACAGCGTCTGGGCCAGCGCCAGCGGGCCGCCATTCAGCCCGACCTCCAGCACGCCCATACCGCGCAATGCGCCGGGGCGGCACATCCCCTTGACGTGGAAAATCTCGTCCGGCCGGTACCAGCGGCCCGACCCGTCCCGCGGATCCGCGTCCGGGACCGGCTGCGGGCCGATCCAGTAGGCGATGCTGCCGACCGGCCAGGGCAGCGCGTCCCCGCGCTGCACGCGCTTGATCCATACACGCTCGGCCACGACCGGCGCGAATGAGGACGGGTAGCCCTGCCGGTCCCGGCTGGTGATGATCGCCACCGCGTTGCCGTGGAACAGCGCGTCGAGCCCCATCGAGGAGAACGTGACCATGCGGGTGTCCGGCGGGGCCGGTTGTTCCAAGATCGGCGGTACCGGTTGCTTCTCCGGCGGATCCTCCGGCTCCGGAGAGATCGAGCGGTACTCGTCCCAGGGCAGCCGCCCGAGCAGTTCGGCCAGCAACAGCGAGGCCCGCCACGCGGCCGAGATCTGGAGGCAGCCCTGGTACGGGCCCGCCGCGTGCCACTCCGGCCAGCCCATCCCGTAGGGCGGTTGGACGATCACGTCGGTGACCGAGACGCCGGATACCGTGTCGGTCTGCGTGATCTTGAGGTCACGGGTGAAGAACTGGCCGAGTCCCACGGATTACCGCCCGCTCTGGTGTGCCGCGAGGTCGGCCAGCGAGTGCGCGCGGCGTTCCTCGGGTGTCATCGGTCGCGGGGCCGCCGCGACCTGGCGCGGCCGGGTGCCGATCTCCAGGGCCACGCCCGCCACCGCGGCCAGCACGCCGACCACCACGAGCGCCACCGGCCAGGCCAGCGCCGCGAACAGTCCGACCGTCACCGCCAGCGCGCCGAGCCCCTGTAGACCCTCCGCGAACCGTTCCACTGCACCCGCCCCCATGATCGAAAATCTCGCGTTGACACCGCCCTGTCAACGGGCGCTAGAAGATCTGCGCCCGCTGCGGTCTCGCCGGTAGGCCGGGCGTGGCCCGCGCCAGGAACACCGCCCCGGCCGCCGCGTACGCGGCATCGCAATGGCCCCCACCGCGGCGGGTGAGCCGCCAGCCCGATTCCCCGCCGGGTGCGTCCACCCGCTGCGCCGCGGGCACCTGAGCGTCGAGCAGGGGGTCCGCCGGGTGCACCAGCCGACGCACCCGCAACAGGTCCGCGAGCCCCTGCGCGGACTCCCGTTCCATCGTCGCGGTGATCTTGGCCGCCTCGGACTCGTCGTGGGTCACCAGGTGCCGCCCGATCACCGGGTCGTCGACCAGCCTGGGCAGGGCCAGCCGGATCGTCCGGCGCAGGTTGCGCAGCACCGGGCCCAGCGCGCCCACCGGGCTCGTCGGATACCAGCCGATCTCCAGCGGCCGGATCGCGGTCAAGATCCCGGGGAGAACCCGCTCGGCCGCGCTCACCGCACCCCGGCCCGCCCAGGCGCCGAGCACCGCCACCCCGGCCCGGCCGTCCGGCAGCACCACCGCGCCGCACGCGGTCACGTGCTCGCCGTCCAGCGCGAC